CTCAATCCATCACCATTGCGGCCGTAACTTCGCCCCTTCCGCGTACTTTTGCGGAAGGTGACGAGTCGCGGTACGCCTCTGCTGATGGACTTATCCAGCTTTCGGTCAACCATTCCACCGCTAAAGGTGGAAGGCATCGAAGGCTGGCGAGGCTCGACCATTCCAAAGTCACCGCTGATCCGTTCAAGCCCGCGGAGAACGTGGTTGTGTCGATGGCGACTTACGTCGTCTTCGACATTCCACCCGCGGGTTACACGAACGCAGAGGCGCTTGCCGTGTGGACGGGCTTCAAAACCCTCCTCACGGCGACTTCGGATGCATTCGTCACCAAACTACTTGGTGGTGAATCGTAGTGAGGGGGCCGGAGAGTTGACAAATGGGGAAGAGCCTTCGGAAGAAGGCCACTTTCCTTTTGTCACCCTTCGGTCTCACCGCGATGAGATCGACGTCAACGAACTTCACATCACGTTGAAGATCAGCTACAAAACTGTTCTTCTCGTGTTTGTGGCGTTCAATGTTGGCGGTCGTATCATCAATGCATTCTTTTAGCTACTTCATCCAATAGGGTGAAGGCTAGAAAGTGCTAGGCTTGATACAGTAATGTATCATACTCCGTGGTGTTGTGTAAGTGTTTTTCCATTAGGAAATTCACTTACGCTCCGTAAGTGACGTAGGCTATGGATATGTTACCCCCTATATAGGAGGGCATATGAAAAGCCTTATGTCACTCTGGTCCAAGATAGCGGAGGAATCTGCTATCCAATGTTGCACTAGCGCCAGCCATGACATTAATACGGTCATGGCGCGTGTCGAAGATGAGGGGTTATCGTTCTTGACGATAACCCTGCCATCCCTTGGAAAGGCTACCCAAAAGTGGCTAGACCAAGGGAAGGCCGGTATCCACTCTTCGTTCTTGACAGAACGAGGAGGAAGTCTCCCCCGATTTCTCGGAGGTTTCTTCAGCCGTGTCTTCGACCGGGGTAGCGGTGTGTTACTCGATGACCCCTGTATAGACTCTATCCAAGCCATTCGTCAACTAACGTTGATGTTTGGAAAGATGGAGTTGCGATGTACTCCTGAAAGGGAGTAC